CTGTTCGCCCTGTCGATACGCTTGTCATAGACATTGTATGCATCCCCTCTGGTCGTTTCCTTGATTTCGATGTCTGTACCTTCGGGGAACAGCCCCCATGCGGCTGCACCCATTGAGGAAAGCATGTCCTCGATGCGTGACCGCTCCGCGGAATCACGTGAAGTCGATTTGGCTATTCTGATCGGCATCCCGAAAATTTCCCCGAACTGGTCCCAATATGCCAGCATGTTCTTCTTCGGTATGGTCTGCGTAGCCGCTTTCAGGTACAAGCCCAAGTCCTTCGGTTTCCCTGCTTCAATCACCCAATCGGAGAGCGGCCCTTCACGGTACGGGATTCCCTGCTGCCATTCATCGCCCTGCTCACGGACAATAACCCCATATTCAGGGATTACGTGTTTCCTGTTGACCAGTTCCACCCCGTCATACTTCATGATTCCGTCCATATCCACCGGGTCGCCCAGTTGGATAAGCGAATGTCCCCAGAAACGGCTGTCAAGTATATGGTCCAACAGGTTCTTGAACCAGGTCGTTTCAAATAACGCCGTGGCTTCCTCATCCTGTTTTCCCTTACTGTCCACCAGTTTGAAGCTTTTCTTCAGGACAAATCCCTTTCTCTGCCCGACGCATCCGCTGAGATGGAGGTCGGCATCGGCATCCCGATAGATGTCATACAATGAAGCCCTTTGGGGATTCTCCACATTGATGGCACGCTGCCATGCCTGACGCCATGACTTCATGTCCTTCTGTGTCAGTGCCTCCGCCCGAAGCTTCAGCTCAACGGTCATGGCACGGAGACGGCGACGGTCGCTTTGTAAGGCAAGGTTATATCCTCCGACCGTCATATTTGAATTGTTCCTTTTCCTTTTTCCCATAATCTACCAGATATATGTATTCTTCTTTTCAGAACCCCATTTGAACGGGTTGTTGGCATCTTCCTCCCCATTCTCCCCGGTATAGGTCGGCAAGTCCGGCATGATTTTCCCGGACTGGACTCCCTCCAGCCATTTGATGGCCTGTTCATAGCGTTCCTTCCTTATCTCATGTCCCATTTTACCGGGCAGCCAGCTTGACAGGTGGTATAGTGCGATGTCGCAGGCACGCATGACAAGCACATCGTTCCTTTCATCCCCCTGCATCGAAAAGACGCGGTCGGTGTCGTATCTGCCACGCAGATAGCCGGCTATTTCCTCACATGCCATACGTTCGGCCTTTTCACGCTTGTCGGGTGAACTCTGCTGCAGGACATTCAGTGAGTTGCTGGATGATACTATATAGTCATTTTCCGTCAGAAACATAGGCTTCCCCCGTTCAAGTGATAATGATTGCACGTTTTTCCAAATCCTGAATGGTCGTTCCCTTCACAAACTTCCGCTGCTTGATCATCGCCTTCAGCTCCTGTTTGGAATATACTTTCGGAATTCCGCCCACCATAAGCACCAGGTACTTTTTCCGGCTTGTTTCCGACAACAGCTTGGCCAGTCTGACGGCCCTTTTCACTCGATAGTCCAGGATAAAGTTCCGGACTGACTTCACAATAGAATTGAATATATTCATGTTACCACATATTTTTAGGGCTCCGGCGAAAGCCGATGCTCGGTTGATACTCTCTTTTTCTCGTGTGTTTCTGCAATATGTAGATGGCACCTTCGTCCGCATCCGGGGCATCGTCATGGGTGCGGCTTCCTTTCTCGATGGAAAGGGTCTGCTCGATACCGGCAAGCATATCGGGGTCATCCTTCATTTTTTCGTTATACCTCACGAACCCGCGTTCCCATAATGGGGAAACCGCCTCGATGCGTGCGAACTTGTCCGGTTTCTTCCGCCTGTCCGCCTGTATGGGCAACTGGTAGCCCCTTAGCCTTCCTTCCGCATCGAATTCGTCCAAAAGGATGTCCTGAAGGAAATTGGCCTCGATGTAATAATTGCAGATGACCCCTTCAGGCATCCGCTCGTGCAGGTCATAGAACCAGCGTACCATCTCACCGACGGAACACTGCCGGACAAAGGCAAACAGGTGGTGCAGTTCCGTCCCGGTCTTGCCCCATACCTTGATGGCCTTGTAGTCATTCTGCGTGCTTCCCTTGAATGAGGGGTCACAATAGGCCACAATCATCTCGTACTTGTCAAGCGGCAGCATCCGCCCCCATCTTATCCAGTCCTTCCGGAATACGGAACCCTCCTTGATGGGGTTGTTCATGTATTCCTTCTCGAATGCACGGTATCCCATGAACTCGCGTTTTTCCCTGATACGTTCCTCCGTCCAGTACTCGGGCCATGCGGATTTCCCGTTCTTGTCCAGGACATTGACCTGGCTGACTTCCACACCCTTTGAAGCCGCGATATTGGCGAGCACGCTGTTCTTGCTGATGAGGTTACCCACCATGATGAAACGTCCTCCTTCCGCACCGAAAGCACCGAAAAGGGCTTCCTTCACCCATTCGGTTATCTTCCGCACACGGGCATCGTTCTCACAGAGTTCGTCATCATCAAGGTCGTCAATGACGATATAGTCGGGACGTTTGTTGCGGTACCTGAGACCACGCGGCGACTGCCCTCTACCACGTGCGAAGAATGCGACACCGTCGGATGTCACGAACTCACCTTCCTGCCAGTTCCCGGCATTGTACTTTGTCCCGAAGTCATGGATATACCGCTTGTTGTACTGCAGTTCCGCCTGTATGTCACCCAGAAGCGTCTGTGCCGAATCCTCGGACTTGCCGACCAACACCATGACATTGATTTCCCTCTTCTTCTGGCACATGAGCCACATGGGAATCATTACGTCCATGTGCGTTGACTTCGCCTGTCCGCGTGCCCACTTGAACACAGCCTTCAGCGTCTTGTTCCTGATGATCTTCCTTGCCGCATCGATGTGGTGCCTTGCCGAGGGTATGACCTTTCCCGTATCACGGTCTGTACAATAGTGCGGGAAATAGTATTCCACGAAATAGGCATAGTCCTTCCGGGCACGTTCCACACGTGCCAGCTGTTCCGCCTTCGTTTCGGTCGCATTGACCGTTGAAAGGTTCTGTATGTTCTCGGTCAGGCGTTTCCACCTTTCGAGCGCCTGTTTCTGCTTGCTGGATATGGCCATATTACAACTGTTGGTTGACGTTCACCTGTTCGCTTATGAAAATATCCTGGTATCTGTTCGTCATCTTCAGGAAATCAACGGGAAGTTCCTTGTCAATCTGCATGCGTGCAACCAGCCAGTTGTTGTATGACGTGAGCACCTCGATGATGGTAGTCACGTTTGTCCCTTTGTCTATCTTCTCGATAGTCGCAGCCAGTTTCGACATCTCGTCCGCATTCATTTCCCCGCTTTCCAGTTTCTCGTCTGCCTTTTTCATTATCTTGGCAACGAGTTCTTTCCTGGTTATGGATTTTGCGGTACGTATCGCATCCCAGTTACCGTCATTCACCCATTTGTTGATTGTCACCCGGCTGACACCTACCTTTTCCGCAACGAGCTTCTGTGTGTCACCCTGCAGATAGTAGAGACGTGCCAGTTCCTTGTTCTTTTCCTGTTCCTTCTTTGATATTCCCATAGTTTTACTTTTCCGCAAAATTGTAAAGAAGCCCCCGCGTCTGCAACAAAACGTGAAGTCCTTACACAGAATGCCGAAACCCTTTCAATGATGTGTGCAACCGTTACACACTTTCTTGCAGGGGCGTTTTTCTTCCCCTAAGTTTGCGACAAAATGATTTGTTTGAAATGTCGAAGAAAGTTAGAATCAGCAACAGCAGCCTTAACTGCTACGGCACCCGTGTACTGACATCGGGTGTCGATCTGGAACAGTACAAGCGTAACCCCGTACTCCTGTATATGCACAAGCGTGGCCTTGTCATCGGTCTGATGAAGAATGTCCGTGTGGACGGTGATGACATCGTCGGTGAACCTTGGTTCGATGAAGTCAGCGAGGAATCCAAGCTGTACAAGAAACAATGGGATGCAGGAACGTTGAAGATGGTCAGTGCCAATTTTGACATCCTCGCCCTCAGCGAGGAAGGAAAGGATTTGTTGCCGGGACAATATCGGCCGACCGTGACGAAAAGCAAGCTTGTGGAAGTCAGTATTGTGGATATAGGCGGTAATGACGATGCCATCGTACTGAGCCATGAAGGGAAGGAACTGAAACTTGCGGCTTTCGAGGATTGTGCCTCCCTGCCGCTTCTTAATAAACCAAAAATAAACAGTGAAATGAACGATTTGAAAGCTATCGCCCTGAAGCTGGGTTTGCCGGAAACGGCAACACAGGCGGAAATACTTTCCGCCATCGGAATGCTGCTCAGTTGCAAGACCGAGAACGAGCAGCTGA